AACCCTCTAGGAGTAAATATGGCGGAGGATTACTACCACATCATATGCTTGAAGCGCAGCCGATTCGCAGATTCTGAGGTATCTGAATACACATCTGATTGGTGGGCACACTGTAGCATTGTGTATTGGATGCCAGGACGAAGAGGTTACACTAAATCAGAGCACGAAGCTGGAATGTACAGTTTAGATGACATCAAAGATTGCTGCGGCGAAGGTCTTGATTGGATGATCATGAGAATCCCACGAGGTGATTAAGAATGATTTGTCCAAGTACTTTACAAGACATGATTAAAAGATATTATGATTTATTAGAAAATCTAACTAATAAGGAATTAGACGCATTAGCTCATATGTGTGTAACAATGAAGGAGGAAGAAGAATGACTTGTCAGTATTGCAGTATGGAAGAATGTGAATGTTCGGATGAACTGAAACAATTGGGGGAAGAAGAATGAAGAAACAACATTTGTTTACATTGGACATTGGATTAATTCAAGAATTACACAGAAGAGTTGGTAGAGGACATCGATCTCAATTTGTAGAAACTGCTGTTAGAAATCGACTAAAGAACGATGAAGGTTTTAGTTTAGCAGATGAAAGTACACTTGACATGCTTGCTGAATTATCATACAGAAGAGAATTGCCTAAATGGTTTCAAAACCAATTGATTTTGGTTAGAAGGGAAATTGACCCGGAGATGGTTTGATGAAGTGCTTCAAGTGTGGTGCATTGTGTCATACCAATTACATACACGACTATGTCAAAGGCAAATCCGGTATGCAAATAGTAGCAGTCAACAAAGTGTGCCCTGTTGATGGATGTGGTTGGACATCATATCCAACTAAGTTACCCGAGCCTATTCGGTAAGGCCGCTTCTTTCTCTAGCAGTCTTTTCTGCATATTCAGTTAATGCAGCTAACTTTCTAGCAGGTGGGAACACAAAGCCTAGTCCTTTAGTGATCGTACTAGCGATAGACAAGAACTCTACTGTACCTGCACCAGCAACAGGGACTTTAGATTCTTGTCTATCTTTAATGCGATCTCCTAGACCAAAGTAGAACTTATCATCAGTTAAACTACGCTCTCGCCAATACCTGTTAACAGCATCACGATACAACTGTGGTTTAATCATGATGTAGGCGCCCCTATTGCTACACTGTTCATAGCATTAGCCAGCCTAGTTAGATATTCACCTTCAGTAAAGTTAGGATCTTTACATAGTATCTGTACGCTTACAGAAGGCCATTGACAACTAGTATCACCAGCCAAACCTAAGTTAACAATTTCAGGTAATGCAGGGAAAGTCTGATTTCTGTTAAACACAATGCGATAAGCATGCAAGTTTGGGCCTGTAATTGCACCCATAGAACCCCAAGTAGTTACGCTGTCCAGGACAGGCATACCTTGTAGAGTATTGAATACAATAGGAGCAGGGGCAGGATCTAGTAATTCACCGTTAGAGATAGTAGCGCCAAGACTTGTGCTGTAACTATACATTCTTTTTTCCGCGTAAATGCACTGTTCAAAGTTAGGCCAACCTGCTGTGCCTGAAACATTGCCAGCCGAAGCTAGCGTTCCTTCGCTCCTGGTCAATCCCATGTGTCTTAGATCTTCCATTGCACCAATGTTAGCCAATCCACTTAGAGTTTCATTGTTTAATGGTCTGCTAAATACATAGACATACTCTTCAATTTGGTCAACGTTATTGCCATTGTTACTGTAACCTAATGGAACAGGAGATGTACGCTGAACAGAAATGTCCACAGGCATCATAACTTCATTGTTAGCTACCATAAAGCCTAGATCTATTCTCTGATATTGAATGTACGAACCAGTACCTTGTGCAGCAGCAGGAATAATATTGATTGCATCTTTTTCACCATTGCCGCTAGTAGTTAGAGTGTTAGTCAAAGGTTCAGTAGGCAATCTAGTAGCGCCTAAAGTTAGAGGGCCAAAGTCAATGTCGATTATCCTAGTATCTTTGTCGATAATACGAGCCATTACTTCTTCCTCCTAGATCGCTTGAATGCCCTGGACATCTTCGCCAAATCTAGTCGACCTTTCTTTGGCCCTGATTTGAACTTGATGTGGTTCTTTTTGTTCTTGAGGTATTTTTGCCAATCAGATAACTTGCGAGTGCCCTTACGAACGCCAGCCCTAACAACCTGCTCACCAGCCTTTACAGCCTGCTTACGGGCTTCTTTCTTAGCACCTTCTACAAACAACTCTCGCAACTCTGCTAGAGTGCCTTCTACTTTGACCAAGTAGAATCACCTCAAGCAACATTGCCGGTTTGTGTTAGAACTAGAGCCATGTAATCCTTAGCAGATGGTTTAACGATCTTGCCACGGATTCTTAGAGTAAAGTCTAGAGAACCTGTACTAACGCTGTTACGGCAGTATAGAGTCTTAGAAACTACTAGTGGAGTCAAATCAGAGAAGCTCTCTTGATGGAACATACCTAGAGTAGCATTGTCAAAGGTTTGTCGTGCGACATACAGACTTGTTCTATCTGCATGACTTACGAAAGCAGTAATGTTTGAGTCTGCTAGTTGGAACAATGCTTCAGTATCAGTACCAGGGAATGCTGAAGTTGGATCTAGAACTATATCCACTTCATCAACCTTGAATGCTTCATTGTCTGCAATGTCCACATAGTCGGTTAAGTCTAGAGCAGTGTTAGCTGCTGTTGTTGTTGCTGCAATTTCGATGTAAATCTCGAACTCGTTGGTTTTTGCCATGCTTTACTTTTGTTACTACTAGGACTATAAACTATACTTTTTCTTTGTCTTGAACAGGTGGGCTGTCGCATATGCCAATTCCGCCTTGCGGTTGGCTTCTTTTCGATCTATTTTTGGGATAGATATATATCTACGAACCCTCTAGGAGTAAATATGGCGGAGGATTACTACCACATCATATGCTTGAAGCGCAGCCGATTCGCAGATTCTGAG